GGCCAATGGCCCGAGTTACATATATAACAACACCACAAACGTTTTTGGTCAGATCACTGACCCTGACTTTCCCGGCGCTGTAACTGTCTGTTACCTAGACGGCTACTTTGTGTTCAACCAACCAAACAGCCAATTAATGTGGGTGACTGAGTTGCTAGACGGCACATCCATTAACCCATTAGAGTTTGTCAGCACCGAAGGCTCACCTGATGGCCTGCTGGCCGTAACGTCCAACTTTCGTGAGGTGTGGGCCTTTGGCACAAACTCAATTGAGGTCTGGTACGACTCTGGCGCAACAGACTTCCCCTTGCAACGCATTCAAGGCGCGTTTAACGAGTTAGGTTGCGCGGCTCCCTTTTCTATAGCCAAGATGGACAACGGCATTTTTTGGCTTGGCCGTGACCGCCGTGGTCAAGGTATTGTCTACCGCGCTAATGGCTATTCGGGTGTTCGCATTTCTACCCATGCTGTTGAATGGCAGATTCAGCAATATGCTGACCTGACGGACGCTATTGCGTACACATACCAACAAGACGGCCACAGCTTTTATGTGCTGATTTTTCCTAGTGCTAACACCAGTTGGGTTTATGACGCGGCAACGCAAGCTTGGCATGAGCGTGCAGGCTTTGACAATGGTGAATTTACCCGCCACCGCAGCAACTGCCAAATGGCGTTTAACAACAAAATCGTTGTTGGCGACTTTGAAAACGGCAATATTTATGCGTTTGATTTGGATGATTATTCGGACAATGGCAGCATTCAAAAGTGGTTGCGCTCATGGCGAGCGCTGCCAACCGGCCAGAACAACCTCAAACGCACGGCACATCACAGCTTGCAACTGGACTGTGAAACCGGCGTGGGGTTAAATCTGTACCCTGGGTATGACAGCGAAAATATTGACACTGAGTCAGGGTTAGACCTTATAGCTGAATACGTACAAACGTTTTTAACAACGCAATCGGGTGTTACTCTAACTACCGAGGCTGGGGACGGCTCTGAACCTTTAGGTCAATACGAACTGTCGGATACCGATATTAGCGGGTACAACTTAGTGACCACGGCTTACCTTGCTGCACCAGGCTACGACCCTGAAGTTATGCTGCGCTGGTCAGATGACGGCGGTCATACTTGGAGCAACGAACATTGGTCACCAGTTGGCAAAATTGGTGCGTATGGTCATCGAACCTTTTGGCGTCGGCTGGGCATGACTTTAAAGCTGCGTGACCGTGTGTACGAACTGTCAGGCACTGACCCTGTAAAAATTACAATCATGGGCGCTGAACTCATTTTGAGTCCAACAAATGCCTAGCCCTAATGCAAACCCAACGCCGATCACGCCGCCGCGTGTGCCGTTGATTGACCCCCGCACGAATCTGGTTGACCGCGCTTGGTACTTGTTTTTCTTGTCGCTCAACAACATTGCGTCTGCTGTTGTTGATGACTCTGGGCTTACATTTAGCTCCGAGTCTTTGCTCGCGTCCTACGATGCGGCGCTTCGCTCGGTCAATCAAGAATTGCAAACCTTGCCGCCAGTGGTCACTTTGCCAGCGCCTGACGTATTGGGCGATTGTTGCTCTGCTTTGGTGTCTCAGACTGCTGAAATGCAAAAGCAGATTGAGGCTTTGCAAGTGCAGCCGATTGTTGACGTTGGCTTAATCACCGCAAGCATTGCGGCGCTCTCAAGTGCGCCAGTTACCAAGACCGCTGACTTTACTGTTGCCGCTAACGAGACTTGGCTTATCAATAACAAGTCAGGATCAACTTGCACGGTGACCTTGCCTTCGGCGTCTGCATATTCTGGCCGTTATCTGACTTTTAAAAACTTGCAGGCTCAGACCTTGGTGTCTGCGTCAAGCAACGTGGTGCTGATTGACAGCACGACGGCTGGCACCGCAATCCTCTTGGCAGTTGTAGGAAATTGGGCGACAATGGTGTCTGACGGCACCAATTGGGTCATTATGCAACAGGCCGCGAACAACAACCTGCTTTTGGAGTAAACCATGACCGTATCAGTAAAAGTCCTTGTACCCGCAAAGTTTGCCGAAGCAAGCCAAACAACCCAGTACACCGCAACTGGCGTCACGGCCATCATAGACAAGTTTACCGCGACTAACATCACTGCCACAGCGGCCACGATCAGCGTGAACTTGGTCACCGTGTCTGGCTCTTCTGGTAACACCAACCTGATTACCAAGACCAAGACGCTTCAGGCTTCTGAGGTCTACACCTTCCCTGAACTGGTGGGCCAAGTGCTTGGTGTTGGCGACTTTATCAGTACCATTGCTGGCACTGCCAGCGCGGTTAACATCCGCGTTTCTGGGCGTGAGGTGACTTGATGCCCGTCATGTCCGAAGAATGGCAAATAGCCAATCAAGCAAACAAACGAAGCTGGTGCCTCGGCAACCAGCACGCGGTTGATTTTTTGAATTGCTTATTTGACGCCGTAGAACTTTGGGACGACTTGATAGATAAGGACGTTGAAATTGAAAGCAATCACATAAACAGGGTTTTTACGTCCCTAATGTTTTCGCTCCCATCAAATCCTTGGTTTATGGCAAACTACACTTATTACCAACCGTTGATTATGGCGTCTATAAATGGATTCCATGACGCAAATGAAATGGCTAAAAGTGACAAAAAGCATTTGCGAAATCTTGCGTTTCACATACGCAATTTTGGTATTGAAATTCATATCGCTACTGCATTTTTAATTGGCGGATTTGAGCATATGCGTAAAGTGTCCCGTGAAATTCGGGAGTTTTACGCTTTTGAAACTTTTGATGAATGGGAGAGCAGTCATGCCTGAACCAATTAGTACCGGCGCCGCAATTTTAGGCGCGTCAGTTATCGGCGGCGGGTTAGCCGCCCGTGGCGCTAGTCAAGCTGCGGAAACACAAGCCGCTGCTGCTGACCGCGCCGCTGCGCTCCAAAAGGAAATGTTTGACTTGCAGATGAAAGGCCAAGAGCCATTTCGCCAAGCGGGTTTAACAGGGCAAAACCGGCTGATGGAGTTATTGGGCCTTGGTGGCACCCCCGGCGCAGAAGGATACGGCAAGTACGCCAAAGACTTTAGCATGGCCGATTACCAAGCAGACCCAGGCTACGCATTTCGATTGGGTGAAGGCCAGAAAGCACTTGAACGGTCTGCGGCTGCTCGGGGCGGTTTAATTTCCGGTGGGGCTTTGAAGGCCGCAACTCGCTACGGCCAAGACATGGGTTCGCAAGAGTACCAGAACGCCTTTAACCGCTACCAAACAAATCGTACAAACCAACTTCAACCCTTGGGCAATTTGATGGCCTCGGGCCAATCTGCGGCGTCTAACCAAGGCTCGGCTGCGGGCCAGTACGGCGCTAATGCTGGAAACGCTTACATGGCCGCAGGCAACGCAACTGCCGCAGGCCAGCTAGGCGTGGGCAATACGATAAACAACGCGCTTGGCACAATGGCAAGTTCGTACATGAACCAACAAAACTTTAACAATTGGTTAAAACAAAATTCAACTCCAAGTATGGTTAGCGCGTACGGCGCGCCTGCTACATACGGCGCGCCTCAAGTTGCTCCTGGCTACCAAGGATAAATCATGGCTGATCTAAACGCACTTATCGCCCAAGGCGCTCAATTCCAAGCGCCGGTTGACCCATTCGCGCAATACGGCAAGATGCAGCAGTTGCAGCAGGGCTTGCAAGCCAATCAACTGAACCAGATGAAGATGGAAGAGATGCAGGCGGCAACGGCAGAACGCAACGCGCTGCGCCAACTTAATCCGGCTTCGCCCGATTACGAATCGCAATTGTTTAAAGTAAACCCAACAATGGGTATTGCGTACCGCAAAGAAGCTGCTACTGCGGCGGCTCAACAAGCAACGCAACAAGCACAAAAAGCACAAGCCCTCAAAACTAATTTAGACAACCACCGTTCGTTTTTGGTTGGTGTTAACGACCAACCTTCGTATGATGCTTGGAGGACTTTGACCGCCCAAAACATACCTGAATTAGCAAACATACTTCCGGCAAAATTTTCAACCGAAGTAAAAGATAGCTTGTTAAAAAAAGCCGATGATGTTAGCAAACAATTAACAACACCGACTCCAATATCAAATTTAGCAAAACTTCAAAAAGAGCTTGCCGCGTTGCCACCAAACGATCCAATGCGTCAAACCTATATAGACGCGATTGCAAAAGAATCGCAGTTTGCGCCGCACGCACCGCCTGCCGAATCTCCTTTGGCTAAGTTACAAAGAGAAATGGCTGCGTTGCCAGCGGACGATCCACGCCGCGCGGCATACGATGCAGCAATTGCAAAAGAATCGCAGTTTGCGCCGCACGCACCGCCTGCCGAATCTTCTCTGGCTAAGTTACAAAGAGAAATGGCTGCGTTGCCGCCAGGCGATTCGCGCATCCCACAATACGTGGCAATGATTAACAAAGAAATTACCCGCGCGCCTGGAACGGTGGTTAATATAGATCAAAAACAACAAGGATCGTTTGCAGCCGGTCTTGGTACGGGGCAATCAAAACGAATTCTTGAAAGCCAAGCAGGCGCTCAAGACGCCGCAGACATTTTGGCAACTAACGAAGTGGGCCGTTCGCTTCTTAAATCAGGCGCAATCACGGGCGCGGGCGCAGACTTTTTTGTGGGCCTTAACAAAGCGCTTAAACAAGGTGGCATTGATTTTGGTTACGCTGACGCAGCGGCTAATTCGCAAGCCTATGGCGCTGCAATGGCGGCAAATACAGGCAAACTTATCAAGCAGTTTGGCGCAGGAACGGCCATATCAGACGCTGACCGTGAATATGCTACCAAAGCGGCGGCGGGTCAAATTACGATGGATGAAGCCGCTATTCGTAAAGTGCTGGACATAAATGATCGCGCGGCCCGCAATGTAATTCAACGGCATAACAAATTGGTTAAAGGCGTGCAAACCAACCTTCCATTAGAAGTAGAAATTCCAACCGCTGCGCCCCCGCCCCCGCCATCTGGCGCGAGTTTGATACCTGGTTCAACACCGGCGGCTGCGGGAGGCGGTGCGACCGTCACGCTACCTGATGGCCGTATCAAAACATTTCCAAATGCGGCAGCCGCCGATCAATTTAAGAAAGCTGCGGGGCTTTAATGGACTACGATGCACTCGCCAAAAAATACGGCGGGGCAGACGCCCCCGTTCCTGTTGATTA